GTGCGGCTGGTGGTGAAGGCGGTGGAAGCGGAGGGGCTGGTGCATGAGGCGACCATTCCGCCGTTCCAGACTCCGCCGGACGTGATCCTGTGGGGCTCGCGCGTGTTCCGTTTCCTGCGCTTGGACAACGGCGTGGCGGTGTACGCCGAGGCGTCCGCGTTCCACCTCGCGGACGTGCCCGCGTGATCCCCCCCGGCTTCATCCGCGCGCTGGACTGGATCTACGGCACCAGGCGCAAGTGGTCGCGGCTGCCCAAGGGGAGCACGCTGCGCCGAAACTACCTCGCGGTGGCCTGGCGCATCGCGGAGCTGGGCTCCGTCGCGCAAAGCCCGCTCGTGCGGCAGCGCTGATGCCGTTCATCGCGAAGCGCAGCCGCAACGCGGCCTTTCGAGCGCGCTTCTGGACGGACGAGCGCAAAGGCTGGCGAGTCTGGATCATGCGCCGGTGGATCCTGGACGGGTTCCACTGGCATCGCCTCCGGCCGCGCTGACTCGGGGTAGACACCGCCGCTCGCGTTTGCCACGGTTCCAGCATGGTCAAACGCTTGCTGCTCGTGGTCGCTGTCGCGCTGTGCCTGGGCTCCGTCGCGGAAGCCGCTTCGCCCTGGGTGACGCTAACCAACACCACCACGTGCACGTCCGTGGGCACCAGCTCCACCCAGGTGCTGGCCGCGAACGCCAGCCGCGTGCGCTGGGCGATCTGGACCACGAGCGGCGCCGCCACGATCTACTTCGATGATCGCGGCGCCACCGCCACGGACGCGGACAGCCCGCTGGACGATGGCACCTGGTACCGCGAGGACTACGCCCCCACCACCTCGGCGGTGAACGCGATCGCCAAGACCGGCACGGTGTGGGTGTGCACGAAGGAAGCCGCGCAGTAGCGCCAGCTCCAGCACGCACGCCGCAACCACCGCAACCGCAACCACCGCACCGGAGATCACGATGGCCAACGCGATGTATTCCAAGGGTAAGCAGAACATCCTGAACGGCAACATCGATCTGAACGCGGACACGATCAAAGTCGTGTGCGTGGACGCGGCGGACTACACGATCAACCTGTCCACCCACGACGCGCTGGACGATATTCCCGGCGCCGCGCGCGTGGCCACCTCCGGCGCGCTCGCCAGCAAGACGTTCACCGATGGGACGTTCGACGCGGCGGACGTGACCATCAGCGCCGTGTCCGGCGATCAATTCGAGCTGCTGATTCTGTACAAGGACTCCGGCGTGGAAGCCACCTCGTACCTGATCTGCGCGTTCGACACCGCCACGGGCCTGGCCTTCACGCCGTCCGGCGGTGACCTGACGATCAACTGGAACGCGTCCGGCATCTTTACCTGGTAAGGGAGGCCGCGTGCTCTGGGTCCCCCAGAAGGGGCGCACGAAGATCATCACGAACGGGGGGATCGTCGGGACGGCTACGCCGGGTACCGGCGTCCCGTCGAACGCCACGCCTCCTAACGATGGCGCTGTCACCGAGCTGATCTCCGCAGGGAACAACATTCAAGACTCGTGGGGTATCCACGTCCTGATCGGGAAGACTGCAAACGGCGCGGCGGCGGCCCAAGGGTGTCTCGACATTCTCATCGGCGGCGCGACCGATGACGTGCTGATCCCCGCTCTCATCTGCGGACACGCGGGTGCGCTTGCCGCTGCGGGATCGACCAGCATTGGTTGGCGCAGCTATTTTTTCCCGCTCCATGTGCCGCAGGGGAAGCGGATCGCTGCGGTGTTCGCGAGCGCGGTGGCGAACCTGACTTCGCAGGTGATCGTGCGGCTCTATGGTGGTGGCGTCCCGCCATGGCGGGTCGGGCGGAAGGTGAAAGCCTACGGAACGCAGATCAACAACGCGCGAGGGCAGGCGGTAACGCCTGCGCAGTCAGGTGCAGCGGCGTCTGTCACGGAGATGACCGCTTCAACCTCGGAGGCCGCCTTCGCGTTCCTTCCAGGCTTCCAACCTGCCACGGACTCCACCCTGAACTTTCTAAATTACAGCATCGGCATCGGTGTCGGTGCGGCGACCGAGGACCGGATCGGCACCTGGCTCTATCAGTGCGGAGCACAGGAGGACATGACCGGCCCATATCCGGACTTCCCTGCCTTCCAGGACGTTCCCGCCGGGTCCCGGCTCACGCTCCTCGCATCGAATTCCGGCACGAACGACGCGGCCTACGACGGCCTCATTTACGCAGTCTCCTGAGGAGCCTAGACGATGGCGATCTCCGAACCCTACGAATTGGACGGCGTAACGGTCGGGGCCAGCGAGCTGTCTATCGTTTCGGGCACCACGAGCCTGCAGACCATCACGGACGACGGCGTGTACCAGCTATGGATCGACGCCGGGAACATGGCGAAGGGCGACGAATTCATCGTGAAGGCGTACGAGAAGGTCGAAGGCACTGGCGGCACAAAAAAGGTCTTTGCGCAGTGGTCGCTGCAGGGCGTGCAGACGGAGGTTTTTGTGACGCCCACGTTCATCCTGATCAACGGCTGGGATTTCACGATCACGAAGCTGACCGGCACCGATCGCGCGTTCGACGCTTCCATCCGCAAGGTGGCCTGACGGCCAGGTGAGGTACCGCCGTGTCGTTCGCGTGGTTCGGTGGCGCTGCAGAAGCGCAACAGCTCGGTGCTGGAACGATCGACGTTCCGCTGCTCACGGACGCGGCGGAACTGAACGCGCCACAGGTGAACGGCGCCATCGCCGTTGCGTTGCTGACGGATGCAGTGTCGGTCGCCACCCCGGCGCTGGTCGGGCAGATCGCGCCTGGCATCATCACGGACGGGGAAGCGCTGTCCGCGCCTACTCTCACAGGCCAGGTGGCGCCTGGGCTCCTGACGGACACGGTGGCGCTGAACGCCCCGGCCATCACCGGCGCGATCGCGCTGGACCTGCTGACGGACTCCGCTGCGCTGCATGCCCCCACCGTCGCGGATGTAACAGGCACCATCGAAGTGCCGTTGCTGACGGATGCGGCCGCGCTGTCCGCCCCGCAGGTGAATGGAACCATCGCGGCCCAGCTGCTCACCGATGCAGCTGCGCTGGCCGCGCCAGCGATCACCGGCAGCCTGGCTGCTCCGTTGCTCACGGACTCGGCGGCGTTCTATGCCCCGCGCCTGGACGGGAACATCGCATCGGTTCTGCTCACAGATGCGGTTGGGCTACACGCTCCGTCCGTTGTCGGCCAGCTCGCGCCCGGCCTGCTCACCGATGCGGTGGTGCTGAGCAGCCCCCAGCTGAACGCACAGGTGTCCGCGCCGCTGCTCACCGACGCGGTGAGCCCGAGCCCGCCGGGCCTTACGGGCCTGGTCGCACCCGGCGCAATTTCGGATCCCGTCGCCCTGCATGCGCCCGCGCTGACGGAGCAGCCGCGGCCCGTCTATCCCGGCACCATCTCGGACGCGGTGGAGATTCCGGCGTTCATGCTGGGCGGACACGTCCACACGTCGCTTCTCACGGATGCCGCATCGCTGAGCAGCCCGGCCGTGCGGCCCACCATCAGCATGGTGTTGCTGTCCACGTCCGTCACGCTGCACGCATTCCTACTGGTGCCCACCACCGGGCGCGGGCCGCGCGGGCGCGGGCGCTTCGGCGCCCTGAAGCGTGGCGGGTGGCCCAGGTGAGCATTCCGCTGATCGTCCAGGTGCTGGCGGCCATCGGCCGGGACGCGCTGATGGCCGCGCTGGACGAGGACGAGAAGCGCCTGCTGATGTACCTCTGGCCTGCATGGGCACGGCCCGAGCAGCTGCCCCCGCAGCAGGTGTTCGACGTGTGGCTGCTGCTCACCGGCCGCGGCTGGGGCAAGACGCGAACGAGCGCGGAGTGGATCCGCTTCCGTGTGGAGCAGAAGGGCGCGAGGCGCATCGCCCTGGTGGGCCGGTCCGCCGGTGACGTGCGCGAGGTGATGGTGGAAGGCCCCAGCGGCATCCTCGCGGTGTGCCCGCCGTGGAACCGCCCGCACTACGAACCCAGCAAGCGCCGCTTGACCTGGCCCAACGGTGCCGTGGCCACCACGTACTCCGCCGATGAACCGGACCTTCTCCGCGGCCCCGAGCACGACACCGGATGGGCGGACGAATACGCGAGCTGGCAGTACATCGATGATGCCTGGGACAACCTCCAATTTGGCCTGCGCCTGCGCACCTCCACCGGTGAGGAGCCGCAGGTAATCGTTTCGACAACGCCGCGGCCGCTGAAGTCCCTCAAGGCGCTGCGCGACAGCCCCACCACCGTGGTCACGAAGGGGAGCACGTTCGACAATGCCGCGAACCTCGCGGCCGCCGCGCTCCGGAAATTCCGAGAGAAGTACGAGGGCACGCGCGTGGGCCGCCAGGAGCTGGAGGGCGAGATTTTGGAGGACACGCCGGGCGCGCTGTGGACGCGCGTGCGCCTGGACGCGTGCAGGCTCGCGCTCGGGCGCGACGGGACGGACAAGGCGGACACGTTCCGGCGCCGGATGGCGGACGGGCTGAAGCTGGTGCGCGTGGTCGTGGGCGTGGACCCGGCGGTGAGCAGCGGGGAGGACGCGTGCGACACCGGCATCGTGATCGCCGCGCTGGGCAGCGACGGGCACGGCTACGTGCTGGACGATCGCAGCAAGCACGGATCCCCGGACGAGTGGGCGCGCGAGGCGGTGGCGGCGCTGCGCGATCCGCGCTGGCCCGGCGATCGCATCATCGGTGAGGTGAACAACGGTGGCGACCTGGTGGAGCACACCGTGCGCACCGTTGACAAGTCGGTACCCTACAAGCCAGTACGAGCTAGTAGGGGCAAGGCGAAGCGCGCCGAGCCGGTGGCTGCCCTGTACGAGCAGGGCAAGGTGCACCACGTGGGAGCCTTTCCGAAGCTGGAAGATGAAATGTGCACCTGGACCCCCGAGGTAACGGATTGGAGCCCTGACCGGATGGACGCGTGCGTGTGGGCGCTTTCGGAGCTGATGGTGGACCCCGAGCCCATGCCGCGGGTGACCGCGCTGTGAACATCCGCGACCGCATCGCCGCGCTGTTCGCGCGCAAGTCCAATCCGGTGGCGCAGTCCATCGTGGCGGTGGGGCCTGGCCGCCCGATCTGGTCCGAGGTGGACGTGCCGGGGCTCGCGCTCCAGGGCTACCAGCGCAACCCGTACGTGTACCGCGCGGTCAACCTGATCGCGGAAGGCGTGGCTTCGCTGCCGTGGCTGGCCTACAAGCCCGGCGCGGACGGCAACCGCACCGAGCTGCCGGACACCCACCCCGCGCTCCAGCTCCTGCGCGCGCCGAACCCCGAGGAATGGCAGTCCGCATTCCTGAAGCGGGTGGTGTCGTTCATCCTCCTGGGCGGCAACGCGTACATCGTGAAGGTGACCATCGGCGGCGCCGTGGCGGAGCTGTACGCGCTTCGCCCGGACCGCGTGCAGCTGATCGTGGGCGGCGCGAAGCAGCCGGTGCGCGCGTACCGGTACGAGGCAAACGGGCTGCGCCAGGAGCTGCCCGCCGAGACGGTGCTGCACCTCAAGACGTTTCACCCGATGAACGATTGGGTGGGCATGCCGGTGCTGGAGGCTGCGGCGCGGTCCCTGGACCAGAACAACGAAGCGCGCGCCCACAACGTCGCGCTGCTTCAGAACGGCGCGCGGCCCAGCGCGATCGCGAAGGCGCCGGGGGAGCTGACGGAGCCCATCCGAAAGGGCCTGAAGGAACAGCTGAACGAGGCGCACGCAGGCACCACGAACGCCGGGAAGCTGATGCTTCTGGAGGCGGGGATGGAGCTGCAGCCCTGGGGGCTGTCACCCGTGGACATGGACTGGTTGGAGGGCATGCGCCAGTCCGCGCGCGAAATCGTCTCCGTGCTCGGAGTCCCGCCGGAGATGGTGGGCGACACCGCCAACAAGACGTACAACAGCTATCCCGAGGCGCGGCGCGCGTTCTACCAGGAGGCGGTGCTGCCCTGGGCGGACTTCATCCGCGATGCGCTGAACCACTCGCTGGCACCGCTCATGGGCGCCGGGCTCGTGTTCGGGTACGACCGTGAGAACATCGAAGCGCTGCAGGAGGACGCGGCGGCCCGGTGGAAGCGCGCGATCGAAGCGAAGCGCGAGGGCATCATCACCACGAACGAAGCCCGCAACATGCTGGGGTACGACGACGATCCCACGCCGGAGGCGGACAAACTGCTGGTGTCGCCCACGGTGATGCCGCTCGGTGAGGATTCGCCCCAGCTCGAAGCCGCGCCTGGTGACCCCAACGCGGACCCGAACGCGGACCCCGCCGAGCTGGACCCCGAGGACGATCCCGAGGATCCCGAGGACGCGCCGCCGGAGGGCAAGGCGTTCAACCTCCGGAGCGCGCGCGCGAAGGGGATGCACTGGAAGTCCACGGACCGGCAGCGCCGCCGGTGGACCCGCGCTATCCGCGACCAGGTGGCCAAGCGGTTCCGGGCGGAGCGAGCCGCGGTGATGAAGGCGATGGGCGCCGCCGCGAACCCGGACGCTGCGGTCACCGCTGCGATCGCGGAGCTGCACCACCAGCGGCCCGAGTGGGTGAAGCTGCTGCGCGCCACGTATCAGGTGGTGGGCGAGCCCTTCGCCCGTTCCGTGCTGCGCGCGCTGAAGTCCGAGGCTCGGGCGTTCCGCGCCTGGGATCCGCGCGTGACGGTGTTCGCCAGGAAGGCGGACAGCGACCTGCAGGACGTGTGGCTGAACGAGGTGCAGACCTGGATCGCCGCGCACGGCGCCGAGCGCGTGGAGTCCATCAGCTCCACGACGGAGCGGAAGCTGCGCAACGCGCTGCAGGAGCACGTCTCGGCGGGGCTCTCCATCCCGGACATGCAGGCGAAGGTGGACGAGCTGTATCTGGAGCAGATCATCCCGCATCGCAGCGAGGTGATCGCCCGCACGGAAGTGCTCTCCGCGTCGAACGTGGCCAGCCAGGCGGCGGCCCGCTCCACCGGCCTGCCGCTCGAAAAGGAGTGGATCGCCACGCGCGACGATCGCACCCGCACGTCCGAGGATTCCGAATTCGACCACCTGGAGGCGGACGGGCAGAAGGTGGCGATGGACCAGCCCTACACCGTTTCCGGTGAGCAGCTGATGTTCCCCGGTGACAGCAGCCTGGGCGCTTCGGCCGGGAACACGATCCAGTGCCGGTGCACCGAGGGGTACCACGTGGCCGGGGACGAGGCGGAGGAATAGACGATGCGCCAATTCAAGCACTTTAAGCTGAAGCTGTCGGATGCCGGTGGCGTCCAGCTCGCGGCCGGTGAATTCATCGGCTACGCGTCCGTGTTCCAGAACGTGGACCTGGGCGGGGATCGTGTGAAGCGCGGCGCGTTCGCTCGCACCATCAAAGCCCAGGATGGCCGCGTGCCCATCCTGTGGCAGCACGACACCGAGAAGCCCATCGGCGTTTCGCTGTCGCTGGAGGAGGACAGCGAGGGCCTGAAGGTTCACGGGCAGCTGAACCTGGAAGTGCAGCAGGGCCGCGAGTGCTACGCGCTGATGAAGCAAGGCGCGCTGAAGGGCCTTTCGATCGGGTACGACGTGATCCGCTCCAGCCCCGGAAAGAACGGCTCCTATCGGGAGCTGGAGGAGCTGAAGCTGTACGAATTCTCCCCGGTCACGTTCCCCATGAACACCGAGGCGGCCGTGGAGCGCGTGAAGGCGCTGCGGGAGTCCGGGCTGTCGGGGAACAAGTACGTGGACTTCGCCACGTGCGACGGGGAGTCCGAGCTGTATCAGGCCCGGTACCGGATGGCGGACAGCCTGCAGGCGGCGCTGTACTCCATCATGTCCGAGGGCGACCGCTCGGAGGACGAGCGCACGGCCCTGGTGGCGGAGAGCCTGGAGCAGTACAAAGACGCGATGGTGGTGTGGTGCTCCCGCTACATGGAGGCGCGCGCCACCGCGAAGGCCGGGGACGGGCCGGACGAGGCGAAAGCTGGACGCGTGCTTTCCGCCGCGAATCGTGCCAAGGTTCAAGCTGCGATCACGGCACTGCAGGAGCTGATGGCCGCGGCGGACTCGGGCAAAGCCCACTCCGCCGCACCGGAGGAGCCCGCACCCGCCACCGAGGAAGCGCCGCGCGAAAGCATCACCGATGACTCGCACGCGTTTCTGGAGCTGATGGAGAACATGCGGAAGGAAGCGCAGACGGTTCTGCGCTGAAGCCGCTGGGCCTGCCAGGGCCAAAATCCACGTGACGGGGGACGGCGTGCCTGGAAAGGGGTGCGCTGATGGAGCTGAAGCAGATCCACGAAGAAATGCAGCGGACGTGGGCGGATTTCCGCAAGGTGAACGACGAAATCGTGATCGCCCTCAAGGCGAACACCGGCGCCGTGGGGCTCATGAAGGAAGCCCAGGATCGGATCAACACGCGCCTGGACTCGCTGGAGTCCGAGGTGAAGGCCGCGAAGCGGCCCGCCAAGGCGGACGATCGCCAGGACGTGGTGGACGCGGCGGAGCGCAAGGCCGCCTTCATGGAGTGGGTGCGCTTCGGCCAGGTGTCCGCCGAGCGCTCCGCGCTGCTCGTGAAGGACTCGGACAAGCCCGAGCGCAAGACCATGACCATCGGCAACCAGGCCACCGGCGGCTTCCTCGCGCCCGTGGAGTACGTGCGCGAGATCATCAAGGGCGTGACGGAATTTTCCCCCGTTCGCCAGCTCGCGCGCATCCGCACCACCGGCTCCAAGGCGGTGCAGATCCCGAAGCGCACGGGCGTGACGGCGGCCACGTGGGTGGGTGAAACCACCACGCAGTCCGAAGCCACGAACCCGACGTACGGGCTGGAGGAGCTGAGCACCCACGAGCTGACCGGCTACCTGGACGTGTCGAACGAGGATCTGGAAGACTCCGCGTTCGACCTGGAGGGCGAGCTGGCCATGGAGATGGCGGACGCATTCGCCACCGCCGAGGGCGCGGCGTTCATCTCCGGCACCGGCGTGGTGAAGCCCGAGGGCCTGCTCACCAACGGCAGCGTGTCCGAGACGAACAGCGGCCACGCGTCCACGCTCACCGCGGACGGCTTCGTGTCCATCTTCTACGACGTGAAGGACGCGTACGCGCGCAATGCCGTCTGGCTGATGAAGCGGGCCACGATCAAAGCGGTGCGCCAGCTGAAGGACGGGCAGAACCAGTACCTGTGGGCGCCGGGGCTCGCGGGTGGTGAGCCGTCCACGCTCCTGGGCCGCCCGATCTACGAATCCCTGGACATGCCCAGCATCAGCGCGGGCACGTACCCGGTGATCTTCGGTGACGTGCGCCGGGCGTACCTGATCCTCGATCGTCTCGCCGTCTCGCTCCTCCGAGACAACCTCACCCAGGCCAACCGCAACGTGGTCCGCATCTATTGGCGGAAGCGCGTGGGCGGCCAGGTGGTGCTCCCCGAGGCGATCCGGAAGATGAAGGTGAGCGCGTAAGCGATCGCCTGACGCTGGGGCTGCGGCGGTGCGTCGCTGCAGCCCCGGCTTCCGAACCTTCGCAGCACTGGCCCCGAGCGCGCACGCACGCGCGCGGAGGGCGGAAACGGAAAGGCAATGGAACACCTCGGATTCGGAACGGCGCTGCTGGTCATGGTCATGCTGAGCTGCTTCGCAATGCTCGGCATGCTGGCGATGGAGAAGGACGTTTTCCCGATCATGTCCCTGGACGCGGCCACGCGTACCGCGGACGCGAACGGAACCGGCATCGATCTGCAGGGCTACAACGGCGCGCTGGTGCTCGGCATCATCGGCGCGGAAGGCGTCACGCTCTCCGGCACGGACAAAATCGAGCTGGAGCTGGAAGAGTCGGACGATGATGTGACGTACACCGACGTGGCGGACGCGGACCTGGTGGGGTACGTGGACGGCACGAACGATGGCTGCTTCGGCCTGTTCGACGCCAACGCGGAAGCGCCCGCGGTGGTGAAGGCGTCGTACGTCGGGAAGAAGCGGTACATTCGCGCGGTGATCAACTACAGCGGCACCCACGGCACCGGCACCCCGGCCGCCGTGTGCGTGGTCCGCGGCCACGCGCGCCACACCTCCGGCGATCCCGTCTAACGACGGGTGACGGCGGGACTGGCGGGGCTCACGCTCCGCCAGCTCCTGGAGCTGCAGGACGCACGCGCCTGCCGTTCCAAGAGCTATGCGCCCGATCAGCCCGATCAAAATGCTGCGCACGCAGGACGGCAGCCCGGACGGACTCCGCGTGCTGACCTACCAGGAGGGCCAGGTGTATCCCGCGCCCGGCTTCCCGCTGTCGGACTTCCTGCGCGTCGTGTTCGTGCGCGAGGGCTGGGCGGAGGAAGTACCTACGGATCCGCCACGCGCGGACACCGTTACGGAACCGGCGCCAGCCGCCGAGTCCAGCACGCCGCCGATGGTCACGCGCCCGGACCCGAAGCCCGAGGCGGACGAGCCGTGCACCGCCACGAGCCCAGCCGGTGAGTCGTGCGCGCTGAAGCGGCACGGCACCGAGGTGTCCCACGAATGGGCGCCGCTGAAGCCCGTGCGCACGCGCCGCAAGCGCGCGCCTGGTGGTGCGTGATGATGAACCGGGTCCCAACGTTCAAGTACATCAGCGGCGGCGGGCAGGCGCTGACCACCGCGCTGGCGAAGGGCTGGGTGCGTCAAGACGACAGCTCGGACGATACGCTGATCGACACCATCGCGGTGGCGGCGCAGTCCGCGCTGGAGGCGTACACCAACCGCACGCTGATCAGCAGCGTCTGGGACATGTTCCTGGACAACTATCCCGAGGGCGGCCGGGACGTTCGGATGGTGTCGGATCTGAAGCGCAGCCGCGGCATCGGGAATGTGATCTGGATTCCGCGCTGCCCGGTGACGGCGGTGGCCGGGGTCTACACGACGGACGATGATGCGCTGGAGTCCACCCAGGACACGGACACGTACTACCTGGACCTGGACTGTGAGCCCGCGCGGGTGATCCTGATCGAAGGGAACACCTGGGGAACGATGCGGCACCTCAAGTCCATGCGCGTGCGCTTCACCGCCGGATACGCTAGCGCCGGGGTGATGCCCGAGGCGCTGCGCCAGGCGCTGAAATTCACGGTGGGGGCGTGGTACGACGATCGCGAAGCGATGGGCAAGGGCGAGCTGCCCCCGGCCGCCAAGCTGGCCGCGAACCCGTACCGGGTGCTGTCGCTGTGAGCGTGCGCGCGGGAACCTACCGCGAGCGCGCCGCGATCCAGGAGCTGACGCGCACGCGAGACAACCAGGGCGGGTGGGCGGATTCCTGGGCGACCATCTCCAACGGAACCGTGTGGGCTCGCATCTCTCCGTTGTCCGGCGCCGTGGAGCTGCACGGGCAGGGGCAGAAGCAGGTGGGGCGGTACGAGGTGGAGATTCGGTACCGCTCGGGCCTGACGATCAACCACCGGATTCTGTGGGGCTCGCGCGTGCTGCGCATCACCGGCATCACGGATCCCAAGTCGATGCACGAAAAGCTGCTGCTGACCTGTGAGGAGCTGCCGAGCGCTTCGACATGAACGTGCGCATGGAAATCCGCGGCACCGCGGCTGTGGTGGACTTCCTGGGCAGCATCGATGCCCGGTTCGGCCGTGGCGCGCTGCGCCTGATCAACCGCGCCGCGCTCGGAATCCAGCGGGACGCGAAGCGCGCGGCGCCGGTGGACACGGGCCTGCTGCGCCAGCAGATCAAAGTGATTTTCACGCGCGGAGGATTCGCGGCGGACATTATCGCGGACGTGCCCTACGCGCGCGAAGTGGAGGACGGCACCGGTACGCTCGCAGGGCACGGGGCGTACCGGGGCATGCCTCCACCCGCAGCGCTCGCAGATTGGGCGCGGCGCCACCGGATGGCCGGGCGCGAGTACGTGATCGCGCGCGCCATCTTTCGACGCGGCGGCCACAAGCCCAGGCCCTTCCTGACCCCGGCTTTCGAGCGGCACAGCGCCGATCTTTTCGAGCGGCTGCGCCAGCTCGTGGCCCGCACCGTGAGGAGCAGCTGACATGCCGGGCTCGCTCGGAACCTCCCAGGAGAAGCTGCACGAAGCGGTCTACACCCGCCTGCGTGACGATGCCACGCTGCTGGCCCTGACCGGCGCGGACCCCGACGCGGGCACGAAGGCGCGCGTGTACGACGAGCCGCCGGACAACGCGGCGATGCCCTACATCGTGGTGGACGTGCCCACGGGAACGCCGTTCAACACGTTTAGCAAGACGGGCCGGGTGTGGCTGGTGGACGTGCACGTGCACAGCTCCTACCGCGGATCGCAGGAGGTGCAGCAGATCGCCGCTCGGGTGGACGCGCTCCTGGCGGACTGCGAGCAGGCCAACCACGCCGCGGGCGCCCTCACCGTCACCGGCCACACCGTCGCTGATTTCGCGTTCGATGATCTGAACATGCTGCGGCACAGCCCCATCCTTCGGGAGGCGGTGCTGCGCTACCGGGTCACGCTCCAGGAGTCCTAGACATGACGCACGCCCAGCTCCTCCGGAACCTCCAGGCCCAGCTCCTGGCGATCCACACGCAGGCCATGACCACGGCGCAGCAGTGCGCCGCGCTCGGGACGCAGGTGGAGGCTACGCTGCACCTCCTGGAGACGGAGAGCCCGCCCGAACCAACGGAACAGGTGACAGGCGGGGATGGCGTTTGCCAGCATCCGCAGGAGAAGCGAAAGGACGCGTCCACGTTCGGCAGCAAGCGGTTCAAGTGCCTGGCGTGTGGTGTGACGGTGGAGGGCTAAACGGTGGCGGCAACGGCCGGAAAAGACGCGGCGCTGTACGTGAACGGGTACGACCTGTCCACGCAATTCCGCCAGGGCGCCGTGACCGGCACGGCTGATGTGGAGGACTCCACCACCTGGGGCAGCGACAGCCACACGTACGTGGAGACGCTGCTGGACTCCAGCGGCGCGTTCTCCGGATTCTTCGCTGGCGGCGCGGGATCGGTGGACGAGGTGCTGGAGGCGGCGCTGGACTCCGCCACGGCGCCGGTGGCCTGCTGGTTCCCGGCCGGGGACACGGCCGTGGGCGACCGCGGGTACGGCATCGTCGCGTCCGAGACGGCGTACGAAATCAGCGACGAAGTGGAGGGGCTCGCAGCCGTCACGTCCGAGCTGCAGGGCAACGGCTGGTATCCGGTGGTGTCCCTCGCGCCGAAGGCCACGCGCTCGTCCACGTACACGGGCGCGGCACACGACGGCGGCGCCGCCAGCTCCAACGGCGGGATGGCCTTCCTGGAGGTGTTCAGCGTCTCCGCCAGCGACACGATCGACGGCGTGATCCAGGACAGCGCGGACGGCGTGTCGGGCTGGGCGACGATCGCCACGTTCAGCCAGGTTACGGACGCGAACGACCCGCAGGCCCAGGCGGTGGCGATCAGCGGGACCATTCGACGCTACACGCGCGCGGTGCTCACGCTCGCGGGCGGAAGCATCAGCATCGTGGCCGCCGCAGCGCTGCACCGCACGCCCTAAAATTTTCCGGAGGATCACACCATGGCAGCCGAAGCCGCGAAGGTCGCGTACCTCTCCCACAACGGGAACAACATCAGCACGAAGTGTCGCAGCATCTCGTTCCCGCGCGAGGCGGACGTGGTGGACACCACGACGTTCACCGCGAACGCCCACGCGTACACGCCCACGCTGCTGGACGGGACCATCACCGCGAGCGGCCCGTGGGATGCGACGCTGGACGGCTACCTGGCGCCGGACCTGGGCGTGTCGCGCACGGTGATCTATGGGCCGCAGGGCTCCACCGCTTCGGACCAGCGCTACACCGCAACCGCGATCCTCACCTCGTACGAGGTGTCGGACGAGGTGGACGGCGTGATCGAGTGGACCGCGGAGTGGCAGATCAGCGGTGACGTGACCCGCGACACGTTCTAATCGCGGTGCCCTGGGAGGGCTGAATGTCGGAAGGGAAGCGCTCGGAGGAAATCCGCGCGCGCATGGTCAAGTCCCGCGTGCTCCTGCTGGAGGTTCCGCAGGAGCACCGGGCTGGCCTGGGTGGTGTCGAGAAGCTGGAGCTGCGCGCGCCAACGATGCGCGAGTCCGCGGACGCATTCGAGCGCACCGGGTTCGCCACGCTGGCGATCACGCTCTCCGCGATGGTGTGGCTGCCAGCTGTGTCCGGCGCCGCGGCAGAACGGTTGTGGCCATCGCCCGCGGACCTGGGCGAAGCGTGTCACGACAATTTCACGGCGATCAATTGGCTGTATAGCCAGGCGCTGGCCTTCCTCCAGGAAGGAAAGGCAGCCAGCCCAAAAGGCTAGGCGACCCGGAATACAGGCTGCTGTTCCGAGTCGCCCGCTGGTACGGCCGGTCCGTGGAGGACATGCTGAACATGGACGTGTTCCTGCTGGAGGATCACGTGCAGTACATGCTCCGCGAGCTGAAGGCGCAGCAGAAGGGCGGCGCGGGCGGACGCGGAAAGCACAGGAAGCGGTGACGTGTGGGTGACAACGAGCTGCTGGTTAAAATCGGGGCGGACGTTTCGGCGCTGAAGGCGGCGCTGGTCAAGGGCCAGAAGGACGTAAAGGACTTCGCGGCCACGTTCCACGATATCCAGGGCGGAATCCAGGCTGCGATCTCCAACGTCCAGCGGCTGGTGGGCGCCGTGCAGTCGTTCATCTCCCCGGCGCTGGAGGCTGAAAAATCCGTCTCGGAGCTGACCGCCGCGCTGCGCGCGCAGGGCGTGAGCAGCACGAAGGTGCGGGACGAGATCCTGAAGTACAGCACCGCGCTCCAGCGGCAGTCCACCTATGGTGATGAGGCGATCACCGAGGTGCAGAAGCTGCTCTTTCAGCTCGGGCGGCTGGAGGGCGAGGGCCTGCGCACCGCCACGAAGGCCACGCTGGACCTGGCCGCCGGGCTCGGGATCGACCTGCACAGCGCCGCGATGATGGTCGCGAAGGCGGCCGCCGGGAACACCACCACCCTGGGCCGCTACGGAATTCAGATCACCAAGACGGGCGACCAGGCCAAAGACTTCGCAGCCGTGCTGGAGCAGCTGCAGGGGAAATTCGGCGGAGCTGCCCAGGCGGCCACGCAGACGGCGGGCGGGGCGTTCGCGCAATTCAAAGAGGCGACGGGCGACCTGGTGGAAATCATCGGGTCAAAGCTGCTGCCTTCCCTCGCCACCGCGGCGCAGTACTGGCGCGACGTGGCGTACGCTGCTACCGACGCTGCGAGCGCGAACGGTGACGCCACGAACCTGGCGGAGACGGACGCCAAGCTGCTGACCAGCGCCATCGCCAAGCTGACGCAGCAGAAGAACCAGCAGCTGCAGGCCCAGGACTTTCTCACGAAGGCGGAAATCGAGGCGATCAAAGGCACGGGCGCACAGATCAACGCATGGAAGCAGACGGGCGCTACGCTGCAGACGATCATCCCGCAGCTGGAGCGAGCCGCCGCGATCAACCGCGAGACGGCGGTGCAGGCGAACGCCGCGGCCGCCGCGGAGGAGAAGGCCAGCATCGCGCGCAAGACCAGCGGCATGTCCGCGGACGAGCTGACCGCCTTCCTGGCGAACCTGGACCACGCGGGCGACCAGGTGGCTGTCCAGCTGGCCATCCTCTCGGCGCGGGAGAAAGAGCTGCGCGCGGAGATGGACAAGCTGGCGAAGGCCGGTGAGCGCGTGCCGAAGGCCATGGCGGACGAGGCGGCCGCGCTCCGCGAGAACATCGAAACGCTGGAGCGCGCGCGCGCGCGTGAGCAGGCGCTGGCGCGCGTGAAGGACCAGGCGGAGAAGCAGGACACGGAGCGAGCCGAGACGCTGGAGAAAGAGGCGGAGCTGCGGCGCCTGCTCGCGATCCAGCTGGCGCACGAAGCTGCGGAGCGCAAGAAAAACGATGAGCAGGTGGCGGCCGCGAACCTGGAGCTGGAGAAGCAGCGGATGGTGATGCAGGCGTCCACCTCGGTGGCGTCTGCCCTGGGCGATGCGTTCATGGGCATCGCGGTGGAAGGAAAGGACGCGGCGGACACGCTGCGGTCCGTGTTCCGGCAGCTGGCCATGGACATCGTGCGCCAGGCGATCGCCATGATCGTCGCGAAGGCGGGCGAGGCGGCGGCCAAGACCATCGCCGCGAACGCCGGTGTGCCCGGCCCGGCCGGTATCGCGCTCGCGGTGGGCGGCGGCGCCGCCATCTTCGCGGCCACCGTCGCGTATAAGGACGGAATCCCCGGCTTCGCACGCGGCGGTGTCGTGGACGAGGGGCCGCGCGGGCGGGACCAGGTGCTGGCCCGGCTCACGCGCGGGGAGGAAGTGCTGACCCGGAACGATCCCCGGCACGTGTCGAACCTCGGAGGCGCGACCAGCCCGGCGCCGCAGAAGGTGACGGTGAACCTGTCCATGTCGTTCAACAGCGTTTTCCCTCCGGACCGCACGCAGCTGGAGGTGACGCTGCGCGATGAAGTGGCGCCCGTGCTGAAGCGGCTGCTGCGGAACAACCTGGTGTGAGGAGCCGATGGCCTGGAGCAGCGCATCACTTTCCGCCGATGAAGTGAGCAACGCGGCCGCGGACAACCCGCTGGCGGTGGGGCTGCACGCGCTCTCCGGCTCCAGCCTGGCGGCGGAGTGGAACGACACCGGCAGCCTGGCGGACACGGACGATAGCGCCACCGGATACCCGGCGGCCAACGCCGCGGACTTCCGGGGGAGCGTTCCCACGAAGCCCACCGGCACGGACACGGACTGGTACTGGTGCGCGGATCTGGGCGCCAGCGGCGTGCCGGACGTGGACATGGCCCTGCTGCTCGGGCACAACATGGGCACGCTGGGCGGAATGACGGTGACGCTGCAGATCGCGGACGATTCCGCGTTCTCCACGAACCTGCAGACCATCGCGACCTGGAGCCCCGGCACCAGCACGCTCCGGCTGGTGTCCTACACGCTCAAGCACACGGGGTCAGACGCGCTGCGATACAGCAGCCTGCGGTACGTCCGGCTCCGGTTCCAGAACGCGGGAGCTGTCACGCCGTCTTTCGGTGAGCTGTGGCTGGGCCGCAGGCGCCAGCTCACGGTGCGGCCCACGGTAGGGTACGACGAAACCGAGGCGGTGGCGGCCGCTACGGACTTCGTGGCGGACGATAGATCGTCCATCCGCTACCAGTGGGCGGACGGCATCGGGCGCCGCGTGCTGGACTTCCCTGCGCTGTCGAGCACGGACGCGGCCACGGTGAAGTCCCTGCGCGACGATTGCAAGCGTGGCGGCCGCCCGGTCCTGTGGTGTGACAAGCCAGCGAGCGAGCCGGACCGCACCATGCTCATGCTTCCACCGCCGGAGCTGCGCCGCCCGAACCTCGGCGGCAGCAAGCGTTCCTTCACCATGACGCTGAACGAGCAGGACACGTTCCGCGAGCTGGAGGCGTAAGTGTCCATCAGCATTCCAGACAGCTGGAAAGTGGCGATGCGCACGTCAGGTGCGCGGCCATCCCTCCTGGTGCAGATCGACACGGACGGCAGCACCTCGTTCCACTTCGTGAGCCAGTGGGGCGCGTCCCTCGGGTATCCCGTCAGCGTGTCCGGCATGACCCCGCTGCAGGCGAAGATGGACCCTCGCACGCGGAAGCCGCAGGCCGGTGGGTTCACCATCGATTTCAAAGACGATGGCGCGCTGCGGCGGCTGAACCGGGACTATCGCCTGAAGGGCAAGCGGGTGATCGTCAAGCTGGGATACGAGGGCCTGGCTTCGGGCTCGTACCAGGCGCTGGTGCGCGGCCGGATCGATGATGTGCTTCCGTCCAGCGACCACACGCGGCTGGAGCTGAAGTGCACGGACGCGTTCAGCCTGTTGCGTGACTCGCTGGTCACCGGCGAATGGAAATCCAGGCACCCGCTGGACGTGATCAATGACATTCTCACGGCGATCGCGCTGCCCACGGACCTGATCGACACCACGACGCTGGACCGCAGCGCCAGCGCCAACAGCTCGTTTGCTCACTACCTGGTGAACCGGACGGTGTTCCTGGAGGACGATCGCCGGGTGGTCAATCCGGAGTCCGGGCTGAAGCTGGTGGAGGAGCTGTGCGCGCTGCTGAACGGCAGCCTGGTGCCGCTGGAGGACGGCAAAATCGCCTTCAAGCGGTACGACTACACCGCGGCCGCGGTGGCAGCATGGGACACCTCGGTGATCCGGAACCTGCGCGTGCGCGAGGTGCACGGGAACATCGTCAACAAATTCTCCATGCTCATGGGCTGGGTGAACGCGGGCGATGCGAACGCAGCCGCCTACAACGGCGGCGGCCGCAACGCCACGGAGAACACCCCGGACGGCGCGGACTACCGGTACCAATTCGACCTGGCGGACGTTGATTCGCTGGCGGCCTACGCGTACCCCGGCATGTCGGACGGGATCTACAAAGACGGTGCGAGCACGAAGTGGGTAGGCATGGAAACGGCCCTGAAGGCCACCATGACGGACGCCACCACGAGCATGCAGTGCCACGCGCTCGCGCTGCCTGGCTTCTGCGGATCGCTTGGGCAGGGCGGCGGCGGATACACGGCATACACGCTTTCGTCCGGAAATCCCGGCTACTTCCGAGTGGGCAACGAAGTGGTGAAGGCCACGGCCGTCTCGTTCGCCACGGACTCCGAGACGATCGGCCCGGACGTGGACGAGGACGGCCAGGTGGTTGGCGATGCCGAGGTGGAGGGGACGGCATCGGCGGCCACCGGCACGCACAACCCTGGCCCGCACGGCGGGCACGCTGACGTGCTCACCGCCACGTACACCGTGGCCCGCGCGCAATTCGGCACCACGGCCGTGGCTCACACGCTCGCGGAGCACGTGGTGGATATCACCATCGGCGCGAACCTCGCGCTGGCCCTGGTCGGGCGCTTCAGCAACGGCTGCCCGATCGTGGAGGTGGACGTACCGCTGTCCGAGCATTTCGTGCAGCTGGTGGACCTGGTGACGCTGACGCATCCGGCGTTCGCGTACTACGGCATGGACGGCGTGACCGCGAGCACGAAGTGGGAGGTGTGCGGAAAGCAGGTGACCCCGCTGGGATCTGGAGCTGGGATCACGTTCACGCTGGCGATGGCGCCCACTCCGCCGTCGTTCACCAAGGCATTTAGCTGGTGGGACGTGCTCGTAAATTTCGACTGGACCGCGAACGCCGCGCCGCCCCAGGGATGGAACCGCGGCATTCGGAACCGCGCCGGTGAGCTGCTGCGAGGTGAGACGCTGGCCCAGGGGTACGTGGTGAGCGGATGCACAGTCACCAGCCCGAGCAACCTGCGCATCGCCATCAGCTCCGGCGAGGTGCGCGGCCCCGGCGGCATCCTGCGGAAGGTGGCGGCCATGAGCCGCACCTATGACGTGGTGGCGTCGAAAGACTCGTACATCTACTTCGATACCAGCACCGGGATGTACACCAACCGGTGGGTGAACAACGGCGCGGGCGCCCCGACTGCTGGCCCCACTGAGGTGTTCATCGCCAAGGTGGTATCGAACGGCAGCGCCGTTACGTCCATCAGCACCACCGGTAAAAAGACGCTGCCAATCCGAGGCGACAGGCTGGAGGCTGGCAGCGGCCCGCTCACGTACCTGACGCAAGCCGGGCGGCACACGATTTTTGATTCGTTCACGGATTCGCTTCTGTACGGGGATGGATCGGACGGTGACGCGACCATCAGCGGCAGCACCCAGCTGACCGCGGATATGGACTATGAGAACCTGACGATTCAAACGTCCGGCAATCTGGACACCAACGGATGGGTGGTGCGGGTGCGCGGCACGCTCACGATCCAGGGCAGCGGGATCGTCCGTTGCGACGGAGCGGACGGTACAGCAGGCACCAACGCGAGCAGCGCGACGGGGGCGGCCGGTGGCGCAGGCGGACAAGGCGGCGGCGGCGGGTCCGGTTCCAAGACACTGCCCACGGGCTACGGCGGGCAGACTGGCGGGACTGGCGGAAATGGCCACGTGACCACCCCCACCGCTGGCGGGCCTGCCATATGGACCACGACCACGCAGATCAGCGTCCTGGTGAACGGCGCCGGTAACCGTTTGAAGGGCGGGGACGGCGGGACCGGAAAGACTGGAGCAGGGACGGACGGCGGCGCCGCTGGAGCAGCCGGTGAGGCGATCCCGAACACCGCGAACACGGGCCGGTGCTTGCGCACGGAGCTGACGGACCCGCTAACCGTTCTGAATCTTCTACTTTCGCACGGAGCGCTTCCGGCCGGATGCGCGGCAGCGCTTCAGGCTGGCGCTGGCGGTGGCGGCGGCGGCGCGAACACCATCACAGCTGCAGACGGCGGCGGAGGCGGAGGCGGAGGCGGCGCGGGTTCCGGCGGCGCCGTGCTGATCCTCGCGCGCGCGGTCGTGTGCACGGGCTGGACCGGACGCATCAGCGCCAACGGCGGAGCGGGCGGCAACGGAGGCAACGGCGATTCCGTATCCCTTCCCAACGGCGGCGGGTCCGGCGGCGGCGGAGGCGGAGGCGGTGGAGGCTCCGGTGGCGTCGTGGCGGTGTTCTGTGAAACGTGCGACGATTCCGCGAACCTGGCGGCGCAAATCGAGGTTAGCTCCGGAGCTGCCGGATCGCAGGGCACCGGCGGCACCGGTGGCGCATCTGCGGCTGCCGGAACGGCTGGCGCGTATCGCGTGTTTGTGTTCGGGACCAGCTAGAACGGGATCATCCGCACCCGTCGCGGTGGAGCTGCGCCTGATCCACCAGGAACACGGACCGCTCCGCGTCCGTGGGCACGATCAGAGTCCAGCGGCCCAGCTCGCCATCGTGGAGCGCGCACTGCCACACGCAGCGCATGGCCTGGCCCACCTCCAGCTCGCTCGGGGTCCATACGGTGTCCGCGCAGCGAGAGGCGGACGCGGACAGCTGGTAATCCACCAGCACCACGTCAACGTCCACCACGCGGTCCACGGCGGACTCGGCGGCGCCGCAACCAGCGACCAGGGACAGGAGTAGCAGCAGGGGCTGGGGCTTCATCGGGACCACTATACGCGTTTTTCGTTGCTTCGGGGTAACGCGGTTTGCCACGGTGTGAGCATGGAGGAGATGCGCATGCGCGAACGCGTGACGGGTGAGCGAGTGGCGAAGCATCTCGAAACCTGGAAGGTGATCGCAGCGGCCGCGGCTACGCTGTTCCTCGCAGGCGCCTCCGTCGTCTCGGTGTGGGCTTCCAAGGTGGACGCGGCCGCGTTCAGCAAGCACACGGATCTGGAGGACGAGAGGCTGCGCAGGCTGGAGGGCGCCGAAATCGGCCATCAGATCCGGCTGGGAAACCTGGAGCGCGGGCAGCAGTGGAGCATGGGCGTGCAGTACGAGATGGCCCAGCGCATCGGGGTACACGCGCCAGCTCCGCCGGTGCCGCAGGCGCAGCCCGATCCCCACCCCACCCCGCAGCCGAGCCCGTGACACCGGGCGGCTTCGCTGCCATCCTGGAGCCGTACCCGGCGGAGCGATTCCCCGGCGGCGCATGCCGCACGGAGAGCCCGCCGGGGCAAACCGTTTTCCCGTGGAGGGATCCATGCTCGCGATGGTGCTTGGCCTGTCGATTCTCGCCGGACTCCGTGAAACCCTGACGGAGCAGGTTCTGCCCAACGCCCTGGAGATGCTGCTGGCGCTGCTGATCCCGGCGCTGTTCGCGTACGTCCGCTACCTGATCGTCACCAAGGTGCAGAACGAGCGCACGGCTGCTGTGCTCCTGCGCATCGAAGCCGCGGCGGTGCGCGCCGTGAAGGCCACGCAGCAGACGTTCGTGGAGGCGATCGCGCTCGCGCGCGCGGACGGGAAGGTGACTGACGCGGAATGGGCCGCCGCTGGCGCCGAGGCGAAGCGCCGCGCGCTCCGCGCGCTCCAGGGGGAGCTGGGCGAAGCGTTCATGCGCGAGGCGGAGGCAACGCTGAAGCAGCCCACCGGTGGCGTGCTCAAAATCGCGGAGACGTTCGTGGAGGCGGCGGTGCACGATCGCAAGCTGTCCGTGGCGGCCGTGCTCTCCGGCGCCGTGGACTTCGTGAAGGACGCCATGGACGGCGATGGGAAGCCGCACCACCCGAACGCCCCGCTGCCGCGGCCGCGCTTCCCTGGCCTGGGGCGTGACCCGCTCGCGCGCCGTTGACGTGCGGGCCGCGCGCTTGCCAGCATCATCCCATCCGACGCACTGGCATCTCGACACACGGGGGGTTACGACGATGAAGAACCGGGGCCTGTTTCTCGCGGCAGTGGTGGGCGCGCTCGCGCTCGGTGGCGTTGCGCTCGGCGCGGGTGAGCCGCCCAACAGCAACGGGTTCCGCTCCCCCACCTCGGGGTCAGACAACCCGCTGGTTCTGAACGGCACCGTCAAGGTGGAGGACGTTGCGCTGGCCGCCACCGCCACCTTCGTGGAGGGCACGGAGAGCAGCGACCGGTTCGACGTGCAGCTGACGTTCAAAGACGGCGGCGGGAACGTCGTGGCGCACGTGGTCAAGTCCTACTGCTGGGCCAGCGAGGCGTCCAGCGGCGCGGGCTACGTGACCACGGCGGGCACCAGCGCGTTCGCGGCGATTACCAACGGCGCCGTGGAGTCGATCACCTCGGGCAAGACCGCGCACGCGCTCTCCACCGCGGCCGGGCTCCTGGGCGTGCGCGTCACCCAGACCAGCGCGACCGCGCCGAACCAGTACCTGTGCTGCACCGTGGAGCTGGGGCCGCCGGTGTGCAGCGCGGCGCTGGACTGGACGTAAGGAACGGCAGCTGCCGCTGCTGGGCCAGAACAGGCCCGTCACGTAACCCCTGGGGAAACCTGGGGGTTTCGTGCTTTCATGCGTGCCGCAAAAATACTTGTTGCACCACTAGGATAGTGGTGGCACTATGGACTCATGAACAAGACGAACCGATACAACGGCAAGTGCAGCAAGTGCGGCGCGAAGTACTCCGTGGTGGCGTTCCAGCTCCAGCTCCCCGGCAGCATCGTGGAGGGGAACCGCCAGCTGTTCATCACCGAGTCCGGCGCCCCGATGATCGGCTCCGTGACGGGCCTTGCGTGCCCCGTGGTCACGTGCAGCTGCGGCAAGGGCCGCCCGATCCTGAAGCCGGTGTACGGCCGCACGGTGGCCGCGGTGAAGTGCGACGGCCGGTGCACGCACGCGACGGGGCACGATTGCGAGTGCAGCTGCGGCGGGAAGAACCACGGCCAGGCGTTCGGGGTGGCGTCGTGAGGCGGCTGGTTCGGCGCCTGATCCGCGTCCGCCTGTCGCGGGCGCCGTCCTACGACTCGCGGCGCGGTTGGTTGCTGGAGCTGGCGCTGGGACGCGGCGCCGGTTACCGCTGGGGCGCTACCGCGTTCGTGGGCCGCTGGGTGCTCGGCGGCGCGGGCAACATGTACACGGCACGCCCGTGGGCCGCCGGACTCACAACGAACGCGAACCGCCTGCCGTGGGTGCGTTCGTGAAAATCACCGCGACGATGCGCGAGGCGCTGGAGCGGGCGGCGGCGGACGGCGCCCAGCTCGTGTACATCCGCGGCGGCTTCTGGACCACGCCCAGCTGCCCGGTGTCGCCTCGCGGCGTGCCGCACTGGTGGGTGAGCACGCACACGGCGCACGCGCTGGAGCGGCGCGGGCTGCTCGCGGCAGTGGCCTACAGCAACGATGGGAACGGGGCGTACGTCACGGGCTACCGCGTGACTGAAGCCGGACGCGCCGTGCTTGACACGGCGCGGTAGTGCTGTCACTATTTTGAATGAACAACGGTGCTGCCAGGCGCCACGGAGGGACGGATGGGAACGAAATGTACTTACTGCTACGGCCACGGGACGGTCACCGAACAGGTGCAGTGGTCTGACGGGCTGGGCGCGGTGGACGCGCAGTGCCCGCTGTGCAACGGCACGAAGGAACAACCGGCATCGCTCGCGGCTGAGATCATCCGCGACCGGAGCGACAAGTGACCCGCGACGAGGCGAAGGCGCTGGCTGAGGAGTTGGCACGGGAGTGCTCGGCAAGGCTACCAATCGCTGACCCGATGGGCTCGCCGACCGAGCGCCTGATCCGCGAGGCGATCCTCCGCGCCCTCGACCGCGCGACGACGCCGAGCAGATTGCAGGCGGCAGAGCGGGCGGTGGTGGAGGCGGCGCTAGCGGCGGACGACGCCGCGTGGAAGCTGAGTCATGACGACACGCCGGGCAGCGCCCGCAAGTTTGGGGCGTCAGTAGCAGCTCGGGGCGAAGCAATGAGCAGACTCCGCGCGCTCAGGGAGCAGGCGAAGGCGGAGGAGTGCGGGGCGTTCATGAGCAGACTCCGCGCGCTCAGGGAGCAGGCGAAGGCGGAGGAGTGCGGGGCGTTCGTGGAGGCGAAGACGCGCAATACCGCCCCGTCTGACGAGACCTTCGCCAAGCACAACCTGCGCTGCGACCTGCCGCGCGGCCACGAGGGGAAGCACTGCGGCGACCTCGGGCGATGGGAGTGGGAATGGGAATGACAGATCTCGACGTGCTGGCTGCTGCCGCAGCGCGTCAAGCCGCCGGAGTCCCGCGACGTTCCACCCGACGATCCTTTCTGAAAATAGTGCTTGCACTAACTCCGGAGTGGTGGCACTATCTACTCATGGAAAACACGAACGGCAGCGCGGTGGCGGTTCACAAATTCGAGGCGGCGGGCCTGGGCGTGGCCCCTTTCAAGGTGTCCGGCTTCGAAGTCATGAAGTACCAGGCGTGCCACGGTGCGCCGATCCAGCCCGGCACCAGCTGTGACTACTGCGGGACCGGGATCATGAACGTGTATTTCATCACCGGCGCGGATGGCCGCCGCTTCAAGGTGGGCAGCGACTGCGTGGCAAAGACCGGTGACGCTGGCCTGCGCAAGGTGGTGGACACCCAGGAGCGCAAGCTGGCGCGCGCGAAGCGCCAGGCGAAGGCCACGGAGCAGTACCAGGAGCTGAAGGCCATGCTGGCGGACGAGCCCACGCGCGCGAAGCTGGCGAGCTGCCCCCACCCCACCCCCGCGCGCGCGGAGCTGGGCGAAACGCTGCTGACCTGGGCGGAGTGGATGGTGTTCTACAGCGGCGCCGCGGGCCGGGCGCGGACCCTGAAGGCGGTGCGGGCCGCACTGAAATAGTGCTTGCACTACTCCGCTAGAGGTGGCACTATTCATTCAGCAGTGAACGAGGTGCCCGCTGCCAGGCGGGAGAAAGGGACGGACGATGGACGCGCTGATCACGAAGTGGGGCACGGGAGTGGCGGAGGCGCTGATGGTGGCGGCTTCCGTGGGGGCGAAGCGGTACCTGCGCCAGGCTGGCGTGGCCATCACGGACTCCGGCCGCCTGGCGGACCTGATGGTGGAGGAGCTGCGCGCGGCCATTCCCTCGGCGCTGGACGAGGCGCTGGAGGCGACGGAGCTGGGCATGGTGGAGGTGGCCACCGCCGGGTTCTCCGCTGCCGGGATGCAGGCGGGCATCGCCGCTGCGAAGCGCTACGCGGAAGGGGGTGCGGCATGAAGCCCGCCGTGCTGCTCTCGGAGCGCTTCTGGACCATCACCCCGGCGGAGTACGCGAAGCTGCGCGCCGCTCGGGCGCTGCTGAACGGCAACCCGGACATGGAAGTGCTGACGGCCCAGGACGGGCTGCTGCGCGCGGAGCTGGAGCGCGCGCTGGCCGCGGACGAGCCCGAGCTGGAGAGCACCGGCGATCCCGTGGAGGATGCCGTGGCCGCCCGGAACGCGGCATGGTCCGCTCACCGCACGATGGCGGAGTACGCGCGCGCGTCCCTGGTGGCGGAGTGGCGCCAGCGTGGTGGCTGCCCGCACTGCCGCGGACGTGGCTGGGTGGTTCTCTGGGACACTCTGGACAGCCTTTCGGGTGCTTATGCTGAGTACGGCCGCTGCCCAGCGGAGTCCGGCGCGGACGGATCGGTGGCGGAGGAGTACCGCCAGCGGTTCGACGTTGCGCCAGGAGCGCGCTGCACCGCCGAGTCCAGGCGGGAGTCCGGATACGAGCCGTGCGTGTCGGAACCGTACGACGGGAACCGCGGGGTTGCCGATCCGCTCGCGCAGGACGCGCATCCCGCCACCGTCATGCCCAATGGACAGATCCGGATTCCTGGGCTCACGGGCGTTGCCGTGGATCTGGCCAACGGAGAGCCGCGCTGGATCCAGGAGGCGCGGGCGCGCTTCCACCAGCTGCTGGCGCCGTTCCACGCGCAGCTGCGGGATGCGAAGGAAGCGGAGCGCGCTGCGCGCGCCGCGTGCGAGATTCGGAAGGGCCGCACGGTGGAGGTGTTCAAGGGCCGCAAGGTTCCCGTGGGCACGCGCGGCGTGGTGATCTGGCTGGGAGCTGGCGCCTATGGCGCGCGCGTGGGCGTGAAGGATGCGAGCGGCACGGTGCACTGGACGTCGGCCACGAACGTGCGAGTGGTGCTCGGGGTGCCGGAGGTGAAGCTGGAGCGTGGCGACCGCGCGCGCGCGGACGCGATCGACGGGGCCGCAGCCGGACAGCAGCGAAATGCGACGGATTGGAAAGGCGGACGGTGATGGAACGGAACAAGGTGGTGGACAAAAACCGCAAGCTGCTGAACCTCGCGCGGAACGATGGCGCGACGGAGCACGAAGCGGAGCAGGCGCTGCTCCAGGCCCAGCGGCTGATGGCCGCCAACGGGCTGGACGAGGGCGAGGTGGAGACGGAGCTGGAGGAGGCGGAGGCGCCCGAGCCCGTGGAGGACCAGCTGGAGCGGATGCCGAGCAACCGCCGGGTTCCGTGGAAGGGGCGGCTGGCGGGCGTGATCGCGCGGAATTTCCGGTGCGGATCGTACTGGAGTGTCGAGTATCCCTCGCGCGAACGGTGGGAGGCTGGGGACCGGCAGAAGGCCGCGCTTCACTTCATCGGCCGGAAGTCCGACGTGGCGATCGCGCGCGAGGTGTTCAGCGCGGCGGCCTACTTCGCCCAGCTCCAGTGCAGCCAGCACGTGGCGGCCAGGCTCGCGCGCGGTGAGGACCTGGGCGACACCCGCGCCGCGCGCAACGCATTCCTGTGGGGCTTCTGCTCGGGGCTCTCAAAGAAATTCGCGGAGCAGGTGCGCAGCAACAGCCTGGCGCTGGTGATCGTGCAGCCGCCGGAGGTGAAGGCTGCGGTGGACGCGCTGGGCCTGGTGGCTGGCCATGGCGTGCGGCAGCAGGGGGATTTCAACGCGGAGCTGGCGGGCCACGCCGCAGGAAAGGCGTTCAGCATGCAGCGCAAGGTGGGCGACGGCGCGAAGCCGCGGCGGCTGGCGCTGCCGGGAAAGGCTGAGTCGTGAGCTGGCACGAAGCGGTGAAGGGGCAGGGGCTGGTGAAAACCTCGGACGTGCGCAGCGCACTGCAGGCGCTGGCGGGCAGCGCGATTGCGCTGGACCAGCTCCTGGCCAGGGAGCCTGGTCCTGAGCTGAAGTCGGTGGTGGACGAGGTTTCGCGGATGCGCACGGAGCTGGCGGTGGTGTCGAGTGCCTGCAGCGTCCTGGTGCTCCAGCGGATGGTGGACGCGATGGGGGAGAGCCCGGAGCGCGCAAGCTGCCAGGCGTGCCGAGTCCATGCCGAGCACGACCGCTGCACCGGTGAGAACACGCTGGGAACGGACCGGTGCGCGTGCGCGTTGCGCGGGCACCCAGGGAGGACGGGATGAAAGAGGACATTTCGAAGCTGCCGCGCTGGGCGCGGAATCGCATTGAAAAGCTGGAGGCGGATCTGAAGCACAGCCGGAAGCTGGCGGAGTCCGCCACCAGCCCGAACACCTCCGGCACGGACACCGCGGTGGTGGTCTACGGTGACGCTGGACGCGAGTACCGCGGGCTCCCCACCGGCACCGAGGTGGAATTCCGGATGGGCGAGGACCGGCGCGTGCGCGTGCGCATGAAGGACGGCCAGGTGTACGTGTGGTCCGAGGACGGCGCGCTTTCCATCCTCCCGTCCGTTTCGAACGCGGTGCATGTGGACGTGGTGGACCGGTGATTCCTCCCGAGCTGGTGAAGCTGCTGGCCGTCGCGGTGCGCAGCCAGCTGTTTCTCGTGGGGCTGCACGATCCGCTGGAGCCCGGCGCACCGCTGGGGCTGCTCGCGGCTGAATTCGTCTCACGCATGACCACGGCTGATTGGTTCACGTTCCAGGCGTGGCGCGCTGCGCTGGGATTGACACCATTATCAAAGCGGTAGCACTATTAACTTGCACGCGTGCCAGCGCGCGAATGGAGGGACGATGGACAAGGTTGTGAAGGTGGAGGACTTGCTGCGGGAGCGGATCCGGGCGGAGTACGTTGTGGCCCTGAGCCCGCGGCTTCAGTCCGAGCGGATCGAGGCGGAGAAGCGTCTGGGCGTTCAGGAGCGCTCGGAGCTGGCGGACAAGCGCGTGCGTGACGTGGTGGCGTACGCGCGCCAGCTCGGGTACCCCAGCGCGATGGAGCTGTACCTGGACCCGAGGGCGGAGGCGAAGCGGCTCTGCAACGGGACCAACGTTGTGCTGCCCGAAGAGGCGGAAGCAGCCCTGACGAAAGCCGAGGCCGAGGGGTTTCGGCGCGGGGTAGAGGCGGCGCGGGATATCTGTGCTGACGCGGCGGGCGATTGGGACGAGCGGTTCGAGAAGATGCGGAAGCGGGGCCGCGTCACCGATGCGTCCATCGCGGCGTCCGTCAGTGATGTGCTGGGGAAGGGGGAGGAGGAGTGATCCGCTACGGCTCCGTGTGCAGCGGCATCGAAGCCGCGACCGTAGCTTGGCACCCGATCGGATGGGAGCCCGCGTGGTTCTCCGAGATCGACCCGTTCCCCTGCGCGGTCCTCGCGCACCACTACCCGAACGTCCCGAACCTGGGGGACATGACCACGCTTCACGAACGCACGGAGCTCGCCAGTGGATCAATCGACCTTCTCGTGGGCGGCACCCCCTGCCAATCCTTCAGTGTCGCCGGACTCCGAAAGGGACTGGCAGACCCTCGTGGTAACCTGGCCCTCGTCTTTCTCTCGATTGCTGATCGAGCACGGCCCCGCTGGGTGGTCTGGGAGAACGTCCCCGGCGTCCTGTCGAGCAGCGGAGGACGGGACTTTGGCGCCTTCCTCGGAGGGTTGGGGCAACTCGGGTATGGGTTCGCCTACCGAGTGCTGGACGCTCAGTACTTCGGAGTGGCCCAGCGACGCAAGCGTGTGTTCGTTGTCGGATGCCTTGGAGACTGGCGCCGTGCCGCAGCGGTTCTTTTTGAGCGCGCGAGCCTGTCGGGGAATCCTGCGCCGCGCCGCCAGACGGGGGAAAGAGCTTCCCCAACACTTGCAGCGCGCACTCGAGGCGGTGGCGGGCTTGGAACCGACCACGACGTTACTCACTCGCTGACCACGCGGACCGCCGCAGAGGAGGACGGGACCGGCCGTGGCGTGCCGATCGTGCCGACCTTGGCCTTCGACGCGCGCCAGTCCGACGTAATCACTTACGGGGACAAGGCGGGGCCACTCGATACGAATGGGCACTCGCAGGCGGTGACGGTGTTCGACCCGAACCAGATCACGAACAAGGCGAACCGATCGCGGCCGCAGCCCGAACTCTCCCACACCCCCCCCGGCACGGCGAACGCGCCCGTCGCATTCTCGCGGCCAGGGCATCGCGTCCGCCGCCTCATCCCGCGAGAGTGCGAACGGCTCCAGGGCTTCCCCGATGACTACACGCTGATCCCGTATCGCGGCAAGCCTGCGTCGGACGGGCCCCGCTACAAGGCTCTCGGCAACTCGATGTGCGTGAACGTGATGGCGTGGATCGGGCGCCGGATAGATGCAACCGACCCGCACGCATCAGGGACAGCGAAAGAGGGACAGGCCCGGAATTCCAGCGCAGACTCAACCGGCTAGCGCAGAAACGCTGTTCGTCCCGAACCAAACGCGCTACCAGGCTGCGCTACGCCCCGCTGCTAAGGGCCGCGGGAAGCGCGTGCCGCGGGCGTAAGTAGCAGTACCGGGGCACCCAGGGACGGGACGCGCGGGACTTATAGCCCAAAGCGCGGTGCGGGTTCGATGCCCGTGTGCTCCACCAGGAGGTAGCAACGAAATGGGAACGAAGGCGAAGCGGAAGCGGAAGCAGGCGCCGCCGGACGGGCGGACGATGAAGCGGGACGAGCGAGGACACGCGCGCGTGCGGTTCTCCGAGCTGATGCGCGAGGACACCAAGGAAGCGCTGGAGGCACGCGCCGCGAAGAACGAGCGGAGCACGAACGCGGAGCTGCATGCGATCCTGAATCGTGAGCTGGGGATCGAGTGAGGCACCGGCTGCGGATCTGGTGGCTGGCCTTCCGGCTGCGGTGCTTCCTCGTGGTCGTGCGAGCGCTGGTGTGGGTGTATCGGCGCTTCGGGCGGCCGCGTGCGTCGGACCTGTGGTACGCGCACCAGTCGATTCAGGACGGCCGAAAAGCGCTGCGGGATCTGACCACGACACCGGCCCGAGAAATCTACTTTCCCACTCGCGAGTAGTGGTGTATCAAAAAAGTGCGGCGCCCCTGCCAGGAGGCGCCGCGGGTGCCCGCGTCCGAGCGGGCGAATGGAGGGACGGACAAGTGGAAAGTGGCAAAGTGCAGCTGCGCGTGCAAGCGGGAGTCCTGCGGCGCGAGTACATCAGCGCCGCCAGGCTGAACGGCTGGGCTGCGGACGCGACCACCAAGGCGGGCGAGCGCGCGCGCGCCGCGGAGCTGGCGGCGGAGGAAGTCCAGGCGGAGAAGCAGGAGGACTGCCCGACATGCAACGGGCTGGGCAAGCTGGCCCGCCAGGACCGAACGGACACGAGCCCGTGCGTGGACTGCGACGGTGAGGGGCATTTCTACCGCTGCGGGAAATGCGACGGGTGGGGGTGGGCGGAGCCCGGCGCGCAGATGGACGATTACACGCGCGAGGCGTGCGACCGCTGCAAGGGCAACGGCGTGATGGCGTCCAACGGAAGGCCGGTGAAGCTGTGATTGCTGATGCGCTGTGGTACGAGATCGTGCGCGCGCTGGAGGCGTGCTATCCGGATCGCGCGGCGGGGATGGTCCGCGCTCTTGAGAGGGATCGCAATTCGGCGCGCGTGGAATTCGCTGGAAGGCCGGTGACGATGGACCTGTGCAACGTTCTGGTTGCTGACCAGCGCCTACACGCGGACTTTGTGCTGATCGAAGCGGATGAAGCGGAGGACGGCGGCCTGCGGTTGACGTTTTTGAGCGTCACGCCGGTGCAGCGGGTGGCTGGGTGATCCCGCAGGAGCTGCTGGACTCGCCCATGTTCACGGTGCACGTGATGGGCTCGCGCGAGGAATGGAAGGCGTCCCGCTTCCTCGGGATCGGCGCCAGCGAGTGGGCCGCGGTCCTGGGCATGGACCCGCGCCGCTCGCAGCTGGAGGTGTACGCGGACAAGCGGCGCGTGCTGGAGGACGTGGCCGCCGGGCGGCCGCCGCACGTGGATCCGGAGGACGAGGACGAGGCGGAGGAATGGCTGGTGTGGGGCCAGGAGCTGCAGCCCGCGGTGGCGCGCGTGACCGGGCGGCGGTTCTCGTACGAGGTGACGGACCTGGGCCAGTGGACCATCCTGCGCAGCACGTTGTGGCCCTGGATGTACGCCACGCTGGACTATGCCGTGCGCGACACGCAGCGCTCCATCGCGACACCCGGCCCGTGGGGCGTGCTGGAATGCAAAAACGCGGCGGGCTGGCTGGAGGATGAATGGTTGCCCGGCACGGGCGGACCGCGGCCCTATCAGATCCAGGTGCAGGCGCAGCTGGCCACCACGGGCTGGACCTGGGGCGCGCTGTCGGGGCTGCTCGGGGGGAACCGCCTGCGGCACCACCGGCACGCCAGGCACGATGCATTCATCGATCGCGCCGTGGGTGAGCTGGCGGACTTCTGGGATCGCGTCATGTCTGGGCGCGCGCCGAAGCCCGATTACACCGAGTCCAGCGCGCGCGGGCTCGCGAAGCTGTACAACACGGACGTGGGGGACGTGCAGGAGCTGCCACCGATCGCGAACGTGTGGCTGGCGCAGTGGGAGGAATCGCACCGCCTGGCGAAGCGCGCGGAGGAGCTGGAGGCGGAAGCGAAGCAGGAGGTGCAGGCGATGATGGGGCGTGCTACATACGCCACTATTCCGGGGGAGCCCGATCGCGTGTTCAAGTGGAAAACGCAGACGGGGAAGCCGGTGGCATGCCAGGGCTGTGGAGCTGAAGTGCGGAAGGGATACACCACGCGCGTGTTCGACGTGGTGAAAGCGAAAGGACGGACGAAATGACGGCAGAAGCACAGGGCACCGCGTTGGCGGCGCCGCAGACCACGCAGCTGGAGCCCTTCCGGGCGCTGTTCCGGAACGAGGCGGTGCTGAAGTCCCTGGCGCAGGTTGCGCCGAAGCACCTCACACCCGACCGCATCACGAAAATCGCGCTGTCGGCAATCTCCAGGAACCCCACGCTGCTGCAGTGCACGCAGTCCAGCATCCTCAAGGCGGTGATGGCGGCCGCGGAGCTGGGCCTGGAGCCCGGCGGGATCCTGGGGCACGCATACCTGGTGCCCTTCTGGAACACGAAGGCGGGCAAGGGCCGCGGGGCTTTCGAGTGCGTGCTGATCACGGGCTACCGCGGGAAGGTGGAGCTGGCCCGGCGCAGCGGCGTGGTGGCTTCGCTCATGGCCCGCGTGGTGTTCGAAAAGGACAAGCTGGAGTACGAGCTGGGCCTGGACGAGCGGCTGCGGCACGTTCCATTCACCGGCGCCGGGGATCCTGGTCCCATGACGCACGTGTACGCGATCGCCGTGATGAAGGACGGCACCAAGCTGTTCGACGTTATGACCGCGGCCCAGGTGGAGGCGATCCACCAGCGCAGCCAGTCCTATCGCACGTCCGTCTCCAAGGGCTGGAAGGAATCGGGTCCGTGGGTGACGGACTCGCTGGAGATGGCCCGGAAAACCGTGGTGCACCGGCTGTGCAAGTACCTGCCGCTCGCGCCGGACAAGCCGGAGCATACTCCGTTCCTGAAGGCGCAGGCGGCGGAGGACCGCGCGGAGTCTGGCGACGGGTGGACGGGCAACCCGTACGGGATCGATCCCGACGATGATGGAGAGCTGGAGGGCGAGCCGCAGCCCGTGGTGCAGGGCACGGCTACCGCGCTGGACGAGGCTGCGCAGAAGCTGGGCGGTGAAGGCCAGGCTGCGACCACCCCCGCCCCCACCGTGGACCAGGACGGATTGCTGGACGCGCTGACGGCGGACCTGCTGAAGACGGACCTGCCCGCTGCCCAGGCGTTCGCGCACAACGAGCGCGCGCGCATCACGCAGCTGGACGCCAAGCACCGCGAGTCGTTCGCGTTCGCGCTGAAGGCGCACCAGGAGAAGCTGCGGAACGGAACGGCGGAGAAGCCCAGCAAGGGCAAGGGGAGGGGCAAGAAAGCGGAGCCGGACCAGGGCCAGCTCCCGGCTGCCGCGCCGGCGCCCGCGCGCGATGGCCTGCTGCCCGGCCAGTGCGATGCGTGCTTCGGGACGGACGGAAGCCACAAGCCTGGGTGCCCGAATGAATGACCAGGTGCTGCACCCGCCCACGCTGTCGGAGCTGGTGGAGCTGGCGGTGGCACACGCTGACAAGGGCTACACCGTTCCGGAGTGGCACACGACCGCGAAGTGGGCCGCGTGCCTGATCACCGGCGGATCGGCGGCGCTGTCCTTCATCCGCTGGCTGGATTTCGAGCAGGGGATCGTGCTGGCCAACCTCGGGCCGGGTGTCTGCGATCGCTGCGCGCTGACCGGTCCGCCGGACGGTGAGGAGGACAAGCACCTGCATCCGCCGTTCGCGCTGCCGCTGGAGGGACCGGACAACCAGGTGGAGATCCTGCTGGCGATGATGCACGGCATCGATCTGGAGGCGGTGGAGCGGGAGCGAGCCGAGCTGGTGGCGTGGTGGCGCGGTCTACACACAGGCCAGGGATAGAGCTGTTGACATTCCCGCATGCAGGCCCTGGGCGCGAGTCCGGGGCCTGTGTGTTTCTGTGGATAGGGTGGGGGCGTGCTCAAAAAAACTACTACCAATTTTGAGGGCCGCGCTGGGAGCGGGTTTGCGGCGCCGGTTTCGCGCGGGGCGGCCACTGGAGCGGTCCCCAGCCCGCTTGCGTCCGAGCCCCATGGACGTGTTACTACCGCAGTGCCAGCTGGTGGTGGCACTACACCAGGAAGCATCGGGGGACAGTGAGCGAGGGGACGGACATTCGGGTGGCCACGTCTATCCGTGGACACCGAAAGATGAACGCGCTGCGCGCGCGGCTGGGTGACGCTGGCGTGCGCGGGCTGCTGTGGCTGTGGCTGGGCGTGCGCGACAGCCGCCCCACCGGCGAGCTGTCCGGCTGGACTGTCGAGGACGTGGAGATGGAGGCGGACTGGAGGGGTGAGCCCGGCCGGTTTGTCGAGGTGCTGCTGGAGCTGCGCTGGTTGAACGGCACGCCAGGTGCCGCGGACTTCCGGGTGCACGACTGGAGCGAGCACCAGCGGTACGCGATCCACGCGAAGCAGCGCAGCGACACCGCGCGGTTCGCTTCGCACAAGCGCCACCACAAGCACCGGCGCGATCCGGACTGCTCGTACTGCTCGGAGGACTCCGCCGAGCACGACGCGGCGCGTCATGCTCCGAGCAATGCTCGGCGCAATGCCCCATCTCCATCTCCATCTCCATCTCCATCTCCAATTCCAAACAGTACCCCCCTTCGGGGGGTGGAGGGGGGAAGGGATCCAAAGACCGGGGAGGAAGCATGGACGCTGGTGCAACGCGCGCTGAAGGACAAACAGCCGGGGCAGAAGCTGCGGGACATGCTCCCGCCGTTGGTGTGGGCAACCGTGGAGGTGATCGGCGTGGACGAGGTGCGCGAGCCGAAGAACCGCGCCGCGACCCGCGCCCACTTCCTGAAATTCTACGCGGCCAGCAGGAAGGCGGAGCGGTGAGCGAGGACATGCTGAAGCGCTGGCTGAAGTACGCGCGCGCTCGCGCGGCTGCGAAGGGCCAGGCGCCTGCGGGCGCCCACGAGCACGTCCAGAAGCCGGAGCTGCCGGTGCGCGGCTGGTGGCAGCGCTGGACGCGGAACCTGGACGCGCTGGAGGCGCGGCTGAACCCCGAGGCGGCGGCCACGCGCGCGCGGTTCCGGCGGAAGCAATCCGCGAAGGCAATCATGGAGCGGGACGCGCGGCGGCGCGCGAAGGGCACGGGCGATGAATCCCTGGACTGACGGCGCGGGAGTCCAGCTCCACCACGGAGATGGGCTGGAGCTGTTGGCCCGCATGGTCGTGGACGGGGCGCGTGTCGATCACGTGTTCACGGACCCGCCGTACGACGAGCGCACGCACGCCAACACGTTGACCGAAGATCCCGGCGGAGACGGCCCGCGGGCGATGCTGGACTTCGCGCCGTTCACTCCTGGGGACATGGACACGTTCCTATCCCTGGCCGCGCAGGTGGTCCGCCGCTGGGTGGTGTTCACGTGCGAGCGGCGCTACGCGGCGCAAGTCGAGCAGCACCCGCCGGAGGGCCTGCGCTTCGTGCAGATGGGCGCGTACATCCGGGAGAACGCCACGCCGTCGTTCTGCGGGCTCAAGCCCGCCTGCGGGTTCGACCTGGTGTGCATCCTCCACCGCGAGGACGAGCCGTTGCGCTGGAACGGCGGCGGCGGGCACGCCGTCTGGACGCACCAGGTGCCGCGCGGCGCGGCCGCGTTCGGTCACCACACGCAGAAGCCGCTGGGACTCGGGCTGGAGTGGGTGCGCCTGTTCAGCGATCCGGGGGAGCTGATCCTGGATCCGTTCACCGGCAGCGGCACGTTCCCGGACGCAGCGAAGCGCCTGGGCCGCCGCGCGATCGCGTGCGAGCTGGACATGCGATGGTTCGACGTTGCACGACACCGGCTGTCGCAAGGCAGCCTATTTGGAGGGACGCAGGAATGAGAAAGCTGGAATCGAGGCTGAAGGCAGTGCAGCTGGAGCTGGAGCAGGAGCGCGCGCGGATCAAAACGCTGGAGGCATCGCGGGACCAGCTCCAGCGCGAGATCCAGGCGCTGGAGGCGCGCATCAGCAACCGCAACGCGGAAGTGGCGGCGCTGTGCAACCGCATCTCGCTGGTGGAGTCCGACCGCGGGAACCTCACCGGCGCGATCCGCGTGCTCGTTCGCGAGGACGATGTGACCAGCGGGCGCGCGCGCATGGAGCCCTACGTGAAGGGCACCGTGAAGGTGCGGCCGCCCGAGGTGTCCGAATGAGCCGGAAGCTGGAAGGGCTCGCGTTCGTGCAGCAGGTGGCCCACGAGCACCACAACGGACCGCAGGACACCTGCGCGGTGTCCGCGTGCTCGCGGCTGCGTGAGCTGGCGCACGAGACGGAGGCGAACGACGCGGCGGACGAGACGCTGCGCCGGGCTGTCGAACGGGTGGCGGTTCCCGCTCCGAACGCCACCGAGGTGGCGCCGCCCGGCATCCGCAAGCTGCTCCAGGACGCGCTCCTGGCGAAGGCGAGCGAGGCGCAAGGCACCCGGCTGCAGCAGCTGACGCGGGACAACGCGCTGCTGCGCACGGCCCTGGAATTCGGCGGGCAGTGCTCCATCGGGCGGCTGCTCCGGCTGGAGGCGGTGGTGGGGTCCGTCCAGGTGGTGATGGACGCGGCGCTGAAGCTGTGGCCCACGGTGGACGAGATTCCCGAAGCGCTGCGCATGCCGCTGACGGACCTGGCATCGTCCCTCACGCGCATGCGGGTGCAGGGGGACGAGGATCCCGTGGCCACGGTGCGGCACCTCGCGTCGATCAACCAGCGCATGACGGAGCGGTTCAACACCGAGACGCGCGTGCGCGAGGCGGCCAGGGCGCGGGTGATCGCGCACGCGGCCAAGACCGCCCAGGAGTGCACGCGCTGCGGAGGCAGCGGCACGGAGCAACGGCTGGTCGTGGTGGAGGGCGCGGTGGCGAACCTGCTGCCGTGCGCGAGCTGCGGCGAGTGGCGGGAGCTGCTGGCGGATGCGGGGGTGCGGCTTGAGGCGCCCGCCAGCAAAACTGTGTCCGGGGGGTAACGTTTCGCATGGAACAGCTATGCACGAAGTGCCAGCGGCGGCCGCGCCGGGCGGAAGGGCAGTACTACTGCCACCGGTGCGCCGCACGCTGGCTGCGTCAGAATCGGCGGACGTACGCGGAGCTGACGCCAATCGCCAGGCTGAAAGAGCGCTGCCGGGCCTTCACCAGGTGGCTGATTCGGAAGGGCGAGCTGAAGCGGCAACCGTGCGCGTGCGGTGCGGCGCGCGCGGAAGCGCATCACGAGGACTACACGAAACCCAGGCAGGTGATCTGGTTGTGCCGCGCCTGCCACCTGGAGCAACACCGGAGGACCGATGCAGGAGCTGCAGCAGCTGAAGCAGTACAGGCTGGAGGCGCCCGCGAAGATGCGGGCGAGCGAAGCCGCCACGCTGGACGTGCCGGTGTTCACGGTGATCGTGTCCGTGCAGGTGCCGCGCGGGCGCGTCGTGGAGCCCGAGCTGGTCAAGGTGGCGGAGGCGGCGCTGGAAGC